CTCGACCATTGCGATTCTTTTGTTCGGATTGCATGAAAATTCCAGTAATGTAATGTTCCTTGACACCGTTCTTTTCTTCGGTGATAAACTGGACATCCTGAATTTCTTCGGTTATTAGTTTCATTTCTTATTCCTTATGAATATTTATCATCGGAATTTTTGTAGTGATCCCGTTGCCTGAAATGCTTGATATATCTTGTCAACTCTTTTGAGTTTGGCATCTTACCTTTATTCTTGCCGCGAGTGGGTGTATACCATTTGCCACCCTTCTTCTTTTCACGACCAATAACTTCTTGTCGAATTTTGAGAGGATCGTCTGGTTGACCTAAGATCTGGCCTGGACGACGACCTGTCAGATGAACCTTTGCAGCCTTTTCAGCCCCGGCTACAGCCTTATCTCCACCCTTTTTCGCAATATATGATTTGAACTTATTCTTTTGCTTACGATAGGATCTTGCCGCACGGTCATTTCCATAATCATCATCAGTCTCAAACTTCTCGGCCGAATCTGCTTTTTTGTAGGCATTGATTGCCTTTTTTATGGATATCTCCTGCAACTGAATAGCCTCGGAAATGATCTCTGCATAGACTTCTAGTTTTTCTTCTCTGGTCATGCTATCTTCTTCCTGGTTTTCTGTTGAGACCTAATGCATTTCTCTTGCGATTTGATCTGGCTCGTTTCATGTTGGCTCTATTCATCTTGCTCCGACGCTTGATTTTGCCGCGGCGCGCACCCATTTTTCTTCTTCGTCTTTCAGCGGGTGACATTCTAACCAATTTACCACCTCTAAATGTATATCCTGGTCGTGTCGATACTTTCTTTCGGCGTTGAATCTTACCACCACGCACTCGGGCCTTAACAATCTTGAATGAAGCCTCCTGCAGGTCTTCTTCCTCTTCAAGAGAACCTTGAGCATATTGACCAATCTTGGCCACTTTGGAATGAATATCATCATGAAACTTCTTGGTTGTGATACCGAGTTTGGCTTTGAGTGCATCAAGTCTTTTATCGCTCATCTTTTCCTTTTTATAAGGCTTCTCTTTGGCTTCCCATGCAGCCTTCTTTGCTGCATACTTCTCGGCCCTAGTTTCTTCTGCGAATCGTTCAACTTTACTTTGTCGAAGCGTAGGATTTTTTGGAGGATTTGAGGGTAATTCACCTCCGGTCTTTTCTTTCCAGTTTGAAGGACTATTACCCTGATCCTTAATGATTTTCTGGATACCCAATTCTTTTCGAATCGCGCCCTTTGCAGCATTCGTTTGATTTGGTGTGGGTATCGGACTCGGTCTTGGAATCGGCACATCTGCTTCACTGATTTTAGCCAGCAAAGACTTTTTGACTTCAAATAGTTTCCGGCTAACCACATCTGATATCCGTTCATCCAAAACATTTTTGGCTAATTCATATTTCTTTTCAGAGATGGCTTGAATCAGTCTATTCATTATAGGGGCCCTGCCGAAACACCTCTATTGAAAGCACTAGGATCAGCCGTTTGGCCCGCATCATAATCATGATTATCTTTCTTGATATCCAATATCAGAGTAAAGTTATCACCGGATGCTGGTGTTGGTACTGAGAAGACAATATCGCCGTTGGTATTCGCAGGATCGCCAACATTAGGATTTGGCAATGTGCCTGGATGCCCAGGATAGTCTGGTCTTAGATCAATATTACCTGAGTTGATTGTGACAATCTCATCATTAGCAAGACCATTCAAACCATACCATTGAAGTGCAACATATGTATTGGCTTTTACCGTTCCATAGATTCTTCGTATTGTCGTTCTATATGAAGATTTAGGATGTGTATTCGATACCATGATCTGCCCATTAGCATTCAATGAATATGCTAGACCCGATACATCAATCAGTGTCGTATTGGCTTCGGCTGTACCATCTGAAATCCATACATATTTGACAAGTGCCCGATTTTGGGTGTCAATAATTTTGTGTTCTTTTAGTACGTTTGCCATGTGGTTTTCCTAGTTCTTTAGCGTAAAATTAAGCACTTGGGTGAATGATTCCTTATCTCTATTTATCATTTCCTGAAACACAGCCTTGTTATTTTCATTTAAGGAGTTGTAAGTATTCAATACTTTACCCGCAAATGTGGAATTTATGTTGAGATTGTGGAATCTGGCAGAATCCATGATGTATTTTTCTGTAATATCATCTTTCTTGGCAGGCTTTTCATCAGGAGTTGAATAGAGTTTATCTAGTTTGGCCTTTTGGTCGCGCTGTTGCTTTGCACGAACCGCAGAATATGCTTTGATCTTTGTGCCATTAAATGCTGGTCCATCCCGTTTCAACGACTTAGCGGTAGACTTTTCGGGCGGACTCTTATCATCACTATTACCAGAGGTTGCCGCAGAACCTGCGGCCGCGGCTGCACCCAATTTTGCTGCTTTGCCCAACTTTGATGCTTTACCTGCTTTACTCACAGCCCTTGCCGCTCGAAGTGCTTTGATACCTTTAATACCCACTTTTGCTGCTATACCTACACCAGCCAGACTTGCAGCATCAAGCGCGAGGTTACCTGCAGCACCCAGATAGTTGCCTTTCTTGTAACTTTGATAAGCATCATGTCCGGGTATTAAACTTTTTCCAAACTCGGCTACAGCACCTTCGTTCAACTCCTCGCTGATGCCTATTGTCTGAAATGGAACTGAGATGTATTTGTTGATCCGATCTGCCCAATATAGAGCAACCTTCTGACCATCTGGAAAAACTCGAATGGCTCGACGTTTTAGAACAATGAGTGCAGGTATTTGATTCGTATCAACACCTATCTTTACGTTGCCCTTATAGCCTTTATTGGCATTTGAAATAGATTTGGCCAGCGCACCTGGTCCTATACCTCTATCACCGACTGCGGGTAGTGCAGTCACTTCATTGATGGGTATATCCTCAAACTCGCCATCTTCCACATCTTCGCGAACAAGGGATCGTGTTCGGCCAAACATCTGCCGGTCATTCGTAACAAGTTCAAGGAGTTTGTCGAGAAGATCAAGAAGAACCTGCCTTTCGGCCTTGGTCATCTTCATGTTCTCTTTAGCCAAAGCCCGTTTCAGGAGCATCAGTTTAGCAGGATCAAAAAGCCCACTCCGAACGAGTGTGGTCAATTTCTTAATATCTGTGTTATCAGCACTTTCTAATAACACATCTTCTGATGTCTTCCTAATTTGGGATAAGGTTTTCATTACTCTGTATCTCTCGCTCTTTCAAATCCAAAATAGTTCTGTGCAATTTCGATCTTGCGATTATCAAGAGCTTCGACAGCCTTTGATGATAGAGTGGCATTGAATCTTTCGCGCATATCATCCAACTGATTGTTGACGATATCTTGGATGGCTGCGTCAATATTTTCTCTTGACATTGGTCTCTCCGTGTTGTTTTCTATTTATACTAAAGAACAGGTGTAATAGTTGATTTCCTTATGTTGATCAGGCATTTCTGCACTACTACCAACAAGACGATTAGGACCACCTGTTATTTTGAACTTTGCACCTCGTGGTAGAATGAACTCATGCTCACCCGGGTTGACTGACATATCATCTGCATAAACACCCGGCATTTTTGGTGGAATATATATCTGTAGAATTGTGTTCGATCCAGTTGATAGTGCGTTTTCCATACTGAGGGTTGTCGATCTAAATCCCTTCGTGATGAATGACACGCCCGGTGCAAATTCATTGCCCTCATCAATAGCAGAGAAAACAATAATCTCAGCCGGTGTAAGGACTTTGGTCATTGCACTATCAAGGGCCTGTATCATTGCAGGACTAGAATCTTGAGGACCACCCGGCTGCAATTGCTTCGAATCTACACCAGTGGGCATACCGCTTAGCATATCACCTGCTTCATAATAACCGGTATCTGTCCACCATTTGATGGCATCCAATTCCGCTTCATCATATTTCATTGCATCATAGGCTTTGGATAATTGTTCCAGAATATCTGCATTATCTTGTGTTTGCGCTTTTGCCATTGTACCAAAATCATCCGATCGATTTTGTTGATAGTCATTTGTTTTCATGGCTTTCGAGAATGGTACTAACTGGTCATTCTTGACGATATAGGCAACTTGACCAGTTTTGGGATCAGCATATCGACCAAATCCTACATACTCAAGGCCCATGTCCTTGGCTTGTTTGGCAGCCCTACCACTAACTTCGGTCTTTGCTATATTCAAATCTTCTCTTATATGATCTAGGTAACTTTTCATTTCACAAACTCTATATCTTCTTTTCTTACCTGAAACTTAGGCGGTTTCTCTTGCTGTTGCTGAGGTGGCGGTAGTTGTGCTTGACCTTGTGGAGGGCCACCCAACTGTTGCTGTTGCTGAGGATCATTTGGATCGATCTGAGGTTGACCCGTCATTGGATCAATGCCCTGCGTTTCCATATTTTCTGCATCAGCCTTAGCTTCTTCTTCCATTTGACCATCAATTTCTTCGATATCTTCATCGGATTGTTTTAGGAGATTCCGACGGATCCATTCTTTCGAATAGTATCGACCAACGAATGGTTCAATCTGTTGGAGGAGTTGAATTCGATTGGTCAATAACTCCGTTTCTTTCATTTCATCAAAGTTATTATCCTTGAGGAAATCATACCAGATATCTTCCTTGAACTCATTCCATTCTTCTTCTGTGCAGATTCTTTTTAGAACCAACTGGACTCGAAGGAGATCATCAAAGAGTGTGGAGAATTTACTTCTTAGGCGTGCAATAAACTTGGCAAACTTCAATTCATCGCGAGTGATTTCGGTGCTTCTACCAAGAGAAAATCCTTGATTTTGCTCAAGACGACTCATCGGAACACCCAATGCTTTATATAGTTTCTTTTCGAAATATTTAACGTCTTCCAGTTCACCTAGATTTTGTCCACCAGGCAGTGTCGTGATTTCAGTTCCTCTCGAACCTTCACGCCGCGGTAACCAGAAATCTTCGAGCATGGACATATGCTTTCGATCATCTCGGATTTCACCTGTTGATGAATCATAGACAAGTTTGTTTCTATATTTGGTCATGATATCACGAAGATATTGATCGGCCTTAATTGTGGGCATATTACCAACATCAACATAAAAAATTCGACGTTCTGGTGCGCGTGACAGTCTATAAATGACCGTTGCGTCTTCCATCATTCGGACTTGATTGAGAGGTTTTATTGCTTTATGTAGATAGGAAAGAACCATTGCACGACGAGAATCCATCAAACCTGAATTGACATTGACAATGGAATCAACAGCAATCTTGGTACCCATATTCGAATGAGCGCCAATAATACCTCTCTCATTATAGAGGTAATACTCATTTGTTCGGACAATGACATCAACCGAAGTTGCTGGATCCTTCTTACGCTGAATTTCACGAATTTTTCGAATTCTGCGCGGGTCGATGAACCTTATTTCTTGAATGCCTTTTTGAGGATTTGTTTCGTCAATGACTACATGGTAGAATAGTCTACCATCAACATACCATCTTTTGAAAACGTCATGTCCGTTTGCGCCGAACCCCAACATTTTTAGAATAGTATCGAATTCATCCTTAATCTTTTTTCGAACGGCTTGAGGCTGTTTTAATTCATCAAAATTCAACTCAACAGATTTACCATTATCTTCGGTAACAATGGCCTCATTGACTATTTCATCAATTGCGGATTCGATTTCTGGCTGCATTGCCATTTCCCGATACCGAGTAATAAGTTCAATCTCGTTTCGGATAATACCGTCCATGTCCACATACGTACCGTAGTATGAACCTGATTGAACGGTAACGGCTCCATCATCATTCTGTGGAGCCGCAAACGTCTTATTGGTCTCGGCTTCCTTTACAGGATCGACACGTTTCTTGATCTCGAATCCGAACATTGTAACCAAAATTATATTCCCAACTTTTGCGTGAGTGCATTAAATATCGACATCATATTTCCAATCAAAGTAAAGGGTCTTGTTAGACCCAATACTATATATGTCGCTTAGTAAACTGGTACGTTTCGAACGGGAGGAGCTGCGCCAGTAACACCAGTATCATTTGGTGAAGATTCCCACCACTGATAACTGAGAGTGACAGCATATTCCTCAATACGATCATTATCTGCCCAATCCACTTCAATTGGAGTGACTTCGATCGGAAACATTCCGATGAAGGTATATGATTTGAGTGCTTCTCCCGTCTTCGCGAACTGAGTAACAGTTGCTTGCACCGTATAAGATGTTGGTGAGCGGAAAGAAGGATGTCGAAGATTGCCTCTATGGGAATTAATTCCGTTTAGCCATAGTTCAAATGCGTTTCGAATCTTGAAATCCTCATCATTAAGAAGTGTAACAGTCCATTCTGGGAATGTTCTGTTGCCAGCAAATTTCAATTCTCGACCAAAATAGTTGACCGAAACTGGATTGATTTGGGTACCGGGTAGTTGTGCTGCTTTACAGAAGAATCGGAACTGTTCTGCTACACCTAGTCCATCAGATCCTACTCTGGCCGTTGCTGGAACACCCGCTGTGGCTAACTGAGGGAAGTTGAATGCTACCTCAAAAAGATTAGGTCGAGCGCCATCATTGGCCATTGATGATCTGAATTGTTGAATATTGAAAGCCATTTTTTATTTACTCCTATTCGTTGCTTATATTTATGCGCTTAGACCTTAGTATTGACCCACAATTTCATCAAAACTGACACCAGTTCTTACTGCCACGAAGTTAAGTTGAATAAAGTTGATTGATCTGGCTGGCTTGATGTAGATGTCGCCGATAAACTCGTTTCGATCAATGACTTCGGCCGTATTGTTTGTTTCGTCACAAACCACACGGAAATCAAAGATACCACGTCTACCTTGAACATCTCTTAGGAAAGGTTCAACCAAAGATACGAATTGCGCTCTTGTGAAGGAGTCATTGAATTCAAAGAGTGAATACTTGGCTGCTCTGGCAATTGCCTTTTCAAGCACAATGAATAGTCTTCGAACATTGATCCGATCGAAAGCACTGGGCTTGGCAAGCATTGTCTTATCACCGTAAAGAATAGTACCTTCTCCCGGGAATGTTACAACTGGATTGATGCCAGCCTTGTAAAGTTCATCTCTTTCAGTCTTGTTCGGATTCCATGAAAGTTTAACCACGTTTCGGATCTGACCTCGATTGAATCCAGCAGGTGAGAACCAAGGATCTCGCTCAAAGTCAGTTCTAACACATAGTCCGGCAATGTCACCATTCAGTGGCACCCAGCGATATGTGTTATTATACCGATCGAACTGGTACTTCCAACCAGAATCCATCACTGCATAAGAACTTGTTGAGTAACCATTTCGAGTTGTGACGGCTGCGGTTTGTTCTGATCCAGCATTATCCACAACATCGGCTCGGAGAGGTGATACGAAAGCCACGCAATCCTTGCGGTATTCTGCGATATTGTCGATGATGTGGTCAACAACCGTATCACCATGATCGGCTGTGATGATCAATGAAACATCCTGTTCTTCGGCATTCTTGAACTTGTTATAGGCCGTGATATGTTCGGCATCAGTCGAAACATTATATGACCCATTTGTAAGCGAAAGAGTTAGTGCGGTATTCGTTGAATTGTTACCAAGACCAAATCTTGTGCCATTGGCAACCGTACCCCAATTTGTTGTGTTTGAATAATCATCATTGGTTACACCACCATCTGGATGTGAAAGCCACCAGATGTATTTGGATGTGTTATTGATCACATCCACATAGTAGTTAGATCCACCATCGTCGCGCTTGGCATCTGATGCCTTAGAGACGAATGAGAATCTTTCCAAAACTGTGTTTTGAGTGCCTGTGAAAACACCATCTTCATCGATCACGGCCACGTGCATTTCGTCTTCTGCACCGCCCTGATTAGCGACATAAGTTGATGTGTTGGGAGTACCATCAAAGTAGCCGTTATATACCCATGCAGCAAAAGCCGTAGAGTTGGATGAGGCAAACATTGAAACCTTGAGTGAGTTTCCTCTATCACCTGCCCACTTTGCTGCCCAAGCACCATTGGTATTAGCACCCGAACTATGATTTTCTGTGTAGTCGGTTTCATTTTCGATAAGAATGCCAGAACCATTTGCTGTAGCATTCAGTAGTGTGCCAGTACCTGATGATCGAACGACCTTCAAGTTTCTACCATAAGTCAAGAAGTTGGCCGCGCAGAGCCATTCGACAAAGGTATTTGCGTCCGGCTTACCGAAAGTGTCTACCAATTGAACTTCACTCGAAATAGTGCGAACTTCATTGATTGGACCCCAGTTGAAGGAACCGGCAATGGCCGTTTCCGTAGTTCCCACTGCAGGAACTATAGTTGTTAGATCGATTTCCGAGACATTTACGCCGGGAGAAAGTTGAAAAGCCATTTTAGAGTCTCCTTGTAGAAGGTATTATTGATTTATTCTATGATATTTATCATTCCAGCGATTTACAGTTTGTTCCATAAATGGCTTACATTGTCCCACGGAGTATAATTTCGTCTATCTTTTACCCATACATCACCACCAGACTGTTCATACTTGTTATCATCAAGACCATTATCAATAATTCCGAACGGTACCAGGTCGCGATCCATAAGATTCATTTGTTCTTCTTGGAGAGACTGCCGAACATCCGATGATACTGCCTCTTTGAACCATTTTTGAGATGTCATCCATGCAAACATTACCAAGGTCATTGCCAAATCATCATTATTACCTGTTTCGGCTGCAAATGACTGCTTACTGGCTGCAAATGTGGTCAATTCAGTAATCGTATCTGTATCGCATAGCACAAGTCGATCATTTTCTATTAGAGCCTTGAGATTTGCACAACCAATTCTTTTTGTCTGAGTGCTTTGTTTTAGACCCAGTGCATATCCTTTTTGATAACCACCACTCACTTGTTGACCCTGTCTACCCTTTGTCTTGATTTTGATAAGATTTTCATAGGCCAGTTCATTATGGAGCGAGTCGGCTATCATCAATCCGATTGAGTTGATTTCTACCAGAATGAATGCTTCATTATATTTCATGGCAGCCTGAAAGATTGTTGTTGGAAATAGATATGATGTTATCTTATTATTCTTGAACTTGGCTACCTGTTTGTATGGTATCTGAGACACATCAAAGACTGAGAATGCAGATGCATCAAGACCCTGCCCTTCCGATACATCCACTGTTATCGCATATGTCTTACCAGGTTCTGGTTGCACATATATATCCAGTTTTTCGATAGACTCTATAGGATTTTGCATGTTCATTATCAACTGGCGCATTTTCACTGGATTGATAAGTGTATGGCTAGATCCAATAAATTCCGTCTCAAACTCTTGCTGGAACTGCTCGGCCGAGGTATTCCGAATAGTCTGTTCTTTCCATGCCTGATCTCGACCAGGTACGGCTGACCAATGAACCTCGATGGGGAAATAGTCGCTCAATCCCTTTTCAGCCTTCATCCACATTGTGCAGAAATGGTTCATACCCTTGGGAGTTGAAACGATGATGATCTTTGTGTCTGTACCAGCCGTGATCACTGGATAGGTTGAGGTAAAAAACTCTTCGGCGATGTTGTTCGGCACGAATGCAAACTCATCCAAAAGAATGATGTCATAAGAACCTGATCGAAGACCGTCGGCTGATGTTGCATATGCGGCTATCTTACATCCATTTTCCAGTTCGATAGTACCTTTATTCCATTCAATAATTCCGGACTGTAACCATGGTGGGAGATTCTCATAGGCCAATTTTAGTCGTGCAAGAATACCATTTGCGGCCGAACCTTTATGCGCGAGAATGGCAATATTATATTGTTCGTTGAAAAGTATAGTATGGAGAAGATAACCGACCGTTGTGATAGTTTTTCCAGACTGTCTCGGTATCTTACAGATTGAAAATCTTTCTCTCTGGAAGGTCCTAATCATTTTTTCTTGGAAATCATAGAGAAGGAATGGCTGAATACCCTTGCCGAGAACCACAATCTTCATGTAGTTCTTGATAAAATAAGCCGGGTCTTTCATGCATTTTTCGTATTCATCCACCTCATGTTGCGTCATTGCAATCTGGGTGAATGCTCTCCGAAGTTTTGGATTACCGAGGTATCCAAGATTAGGTGTTGGCATTACTATGGCTCCGTTAGACCGGGAGAATGGTGAAATCCATACTTCTTGAAATGATCATGATTCTTGTTCTTATATTCATAATCACCTTTAGGTACCATTGCATCATAGTAATATTTGCCTTCGTGATGTGATATGGAACCCACATGCTTATAGTCCTTAGGATTCACCAAATCATCATGGGTATGTATATGAGATGCTCCTATGTGCAACTTATCTTTTTTGTCGATAACATATCTCACTGTTTGATTTTTGACATGAGGTATAATCTTCATCGCCTGCCTGACAGTGACATTGTGATGTATCTTTTCATATGCTCTGGCGATCTCTGCGAGATATTCTCCAAAACTAAGCATTATTCTTGGCTCTTTCCCGTCTTTTTACGAACCGCACGGCCTTGGCAAACTTGTCGTGTTTACCTTGTTTGATAAGATCGTCATGCTCACCACTCAAAACCTTTTTCTTTAGATCTGGATCATCATCAATATATCGAACAGTATGGTGCCAATCTTTATGAGTGGCTATCAGTTTTTTCTTCTCGACCTTATCTCTTGTGACAAATGGCGCGTGCCAATCTTTCTTATGGACAGAAAATTCGGCGGTCGGTGTTTCTGTGGGCTTACCATAGAATCCTTTAGTATCTGCATATATACCTCTAGGCCCTTCAACTGGTTGATGTGGTAGAATACCCTTGCGTCGAATATTGCTCAGATTCTTTTTTTGTGTCTGGTGATACAATCTCACATGGTCTTTAGGTATGGGTTTAGTACCAGGTTCATCTGGTATCTCCCATTTAGGCTTCTTCATCTCTATCATGAACTGCTTGAATGATAGCACTATTCAGATTCCTTTTTCTTGAGTTTCTTTAGGAGTTCGGCTGTAGAACCTACGAAAACCGCTTTATCGACTGTGATATTACCCTCGTCCACGCGAGTATTATTCGATGTTCGAAGGTCTTTATGCTTCTTCTGGAGATCATATAACTGGCCTGTCGTGTCTGCTATCGTTTTCATGAGTGTGGCCATCACTTCATATGCGCGAGGGCTTTCACTCTCAACAGCCAATCCACCAATACCATCGAGTGCATCATTACCTTTTTCAATGAGTTTTCGATATGTCTGTCTAGATAGAATATAGTCATCCTTCGCGTCTTCGGTTTCTTCTTCCTTGACATGAGGTTCTTGAATTGCAGGAGGTAGATATTCCACATGCGGTTCATGCTCTATGCCGAGTGCTTCGGAAAGTGTCTTGTTTGTATCTGCCATAATCTATTCCTTTAGTCTATATTCGGCCATTCAGTGATTGTTGTGGTGTACCCAAAATCGGAATTCGGAAGTGCATCACTCGGATCTGGCGTAATCGTGATTTCAGCCAATTTCAGTGGTGTTGCATCAAAACTGGAAATCGTATAGACACCATTAGTCGAGACTGCATGGACGTTCTGACCCACCTTGAATGAGCCTTGAGTGCCACCGATCTGTAGTTTTCCGGTATTGGCAGACCATCCGATCACGATACCATACGCATTGGCTGTGAGATATGAATCTCCCTGATAGACATAATCATCGGGTCGAAACACACCTGATCCACCACCCGTATTGATTCGAACGATATATCCTGTTTGAAGTTCGGGATCGTTATAGATATTGGTAATGACAGTCCGAATGATTTTGGGATATGTGATAGGTCCGTAATAGTAAACCTTCATCGTGAAATTTAGATTCCATGTAACATATCGAACTGAATCGAAATTTCCTTCATACTCTGTGGATTCTTGAATAGAATTCAGAATGATTGGTACATCCTTAGTGATGCCAATATCAGGTAGATTGTCCACTGTTACTGTATAGTCAGGCCCAAAATACGGTAAAATCTGTTCAATAATCTGATTGCCATCATCGATATTCCGTGCATATATATTCAGGTCGAATGTAATATCATATGGCACACCCATATATGATGATGTTGTCCGTGTAGAACTATTGGCCTTTGATGCACGGAGAAGTGAGTTTTGTTTTCTTGTAGGATCATACTGCATATTGGTCATTTCGAATGACATTCTAGGCAGTATGGTTGACACTTCACGATCCAGATCCGGATCTGATTGAAGGCGTGTCACATATTTTTCCTTAGGACCATAGATGATCGGTACCTTAAATCTTTCGATTTCGGTACTATCCGATGCTTTGATCCTTTTCAGGGTCACATTATTGAAAATACTGCCAAAGAGCGTGACATATTTTCTATTGAGTTTATAGTAATAGTGGACGTTACTCAGCACCGGCTTTACCTATCATTATATGAGACACCTAAAGGATTAGTCTCGGTTGTTTGGATAAACTCATCTGCCTCTGTCTGTAGGAGTTTGTTATCGAATATATCATGGTCGCTGTATTCATCTTGACCTTCACTACTTGTCAGATTATATTGAGTATTGGATGTCGCGCCAACAAGTGTGCCAGCATCTGTGAATGATCCCTTGATGTTGATTACTTCCATGATGCCGGTTGTGATATCCCAGTCCTTTACCTTGGCCGAAACTGTGGCAGAAGATAGATCGACGCCCTGATATACTGTTTCGCCAATAGTATAGTTTCCTGAACCTGATCCTAATGTAAGTTCTATTGTATATGCCACTCTGTCCTCAATTCTATCCACATCTCCAATTCCTGTGCTAAAGTTCTCTTGGCTGTACCGGAACACTTCACATCGCATTTCATACATGTAAGGTTCGCGCTTACCTAGTGAGAAGAATAGAAGTTCTTCTTCCACAAACTTGATTTCGAATATTTTCCTCATGACGGGAACATACACCAGATCGCCCTCTCGCGGTCGTGTCCGCACGGATCCGGGAGTATATTTCTCAAATGCACGGCGAGGGACTACGAAATTTGATGTGTCCCGAATTTCCATACCAAACTTGGAGAAGAAATCGCCGTCGCCCTCGAAGCCCTCGACGTTCGCAATAAACATTTCCATCGTATATGCGCGAGTGAACTTTGATACCGGATCTTCACCATATAGAAGATCAATTGCATCATATGTTTCCCGAGGCATATACTGACATGCATGACCGTATATCTGCACGGACTCACCAATGAGATCCTCAAGAACTCGCTGTTCATTGATTACGGCGGGGGAAAAATTGTGGAAATAATGATTCACTGCCATTATTTGAATCTCAATTGCGCGCCAGCCCGAATCTTATTAGGATTTTTAATATTATTAATTCTCTGTAAATCCGCAACTGTAGTGCCGTGAGCTTTAGCTAAAGATGATAATGTGTCGCCACTCTTAATAGTATAATCACTGGATGTTGTTTTTGGAGCAATGGGATTAGGTCTCGGCACTGGCATTCTCTTAGCCAAATCAGCCGCCGTTTTTGCTGTTTGTAACTTGATTTTATGTGCCGCATTCTGTAATGATGCTGTTTTAAAACCTTCATCACCCGCAGTTTTCTTAGCGGGTAGAGCATTGGCTTTCATTTCTTCGCCCCTTCTCTTGGCTGCAGCCGCTAATGCGGATGGTAAAGCTGCCGGATCAACTTTGTTAGAACCACTCGGTGTAGCCCGAGATGTGACATTCCTGATATTACTATCAATGGCCAAACTTCGTTTTTTGGCTGCTAACGCATCATTATAACTCATAGGATTTGCTACTTTTTGGGGTTTCGATTCTGTGGATTGAGGAACTGTTCTTGGAGGTGTATTACCTTGTAATGATCTCACTACACCAGCGGCAGCGCCAGCGGCACTCGATACAGCCGCTTTAGCCTTATCCCAAAAACCTTCTTGTACCATGAATTGTTTGAATGTTAGCATATTTCATTTACCTTTATAAGAATTGTTTCATGAATCTAGCCCACAAGAAAACCAGGCGGTTCTTCATATTGTTCCCGAATATCCTTTTCCAGTTGAGTTATTTCTGCTTGTGCTTCCTCGAATATCTGTTGACCATTCATTTGGATACCACCAGGTAACTGCATACCCTGAAATTTCTTGAGGTTGTTGCCCCATTGTCTCTTGATATATGCTGTGGCTAAAGACTTTAGCATTCGATCATTATAGACATCCGTATATGTGTCGGGATCGATTACGATATATCCCTCACAAATCACATATTCACCTACCTGAATATCGCTACCCCAATCCCAATCGATATAGAGTTTATTGGTATGTCGATTATATCGAATGGGCTGTTCACCCGAGAATAGCAAATCGAGTGTTCGGATATGCTGTTGTGTAAGGACATAACTGACATAGGATGTTGAGGTGAAGTCATATAGTTCATGAAGCCGGAGTTGATATCGAAGATCGAACATGTTGACTGATGCATTGGTCGAACCTAATGGAAAGATTCGAGTAATGCCTATGATATTATCTGAAATTGTAAGGTACTTGTTGGTAACATCCGTTGAAGTGATTTGATGGGCCGTATACCATCTTTCAACACCATCATAGTGGAAATCTCGGAAATATTGGAATGCTTCATCAATCCGGTCTTCGACCTGATCATCATCCACATTAATTTCAATGACAGGATGACCGAGTTGTCTCTTGCACCAATCGATTAGATTTGCTCTGGAAGCTGGAACTGACATATGTTTGGGTTACCTTGTATTGATTCATACTATTTATACGATCAGGCAACTCATGGTATATATTCCTTTAGTGAAAATGACGTTCCTAGCATATGTTCCAATTCTGCTTTCGGATCATTCGTCCACACAAGAGCATCTCCGTCATGAAGGAGGAAATCACAATCCTTGCAATAATCGATTCGATCAAAGTCTTTTTCTCTATGGGCTTTGCGTAAGTCTTCATAAAGTTCACCATTCCAGACTTCTTCAAGAGATTGATGATCCAGATGTCCCAGAACGCTCTTGGACTCGTTTGGTGGTCCGAGTGTCTGGCAGCATGGTGTTACTGCGGCTCGATGGCCGTCATTACCACCTGCCCGAACCACAATCTCCGGTGAGAATGGCCGACCACATGATCGTCTTTTATCAATCTTTCTCTCATAACCCGGCTCATAGTTACCACTCCAGTTATGCATCTTCCAGATGTAGCCGATTGTGTTATGTCGATCAATCACATTCTCCCGATACTTTTGGATCTCGACCGGTATGTCGTGTTCGTCCAGAATGAGATGATATGTGCTGATTTCAGTACCACCATATGCTTGAATGGCCGCAATGTTTTCCATGACCGCATCAAAGTTGTCGGAATCCATCCATTTCTTGTATGTTACGGGATCATATCCAATAACGGAGAATCTGGCATAGGAAAGACCTGCATTCACACAATCGCGCATGAATTGGTCTTTGAGTCTAAATCCATTTGTGTAGATATAACTTTTCAGTCCGCGATCTGTGCAGGCCTGAATATACTTCGGTAGGTCTTTTGCCATTGTTGGCTCACCAGAACCTTCCAGATTGACTATTGGTTTACCCGGAAGTTGATCCAATATTTCCTCGAATAGAGGTAGAGGCATCTTGCGAGTCCATTCTTTACCTCTACCGGGATTTGTCTGAGGACACATGGCACAAGTATAGTTACATCCTCCAAAGACTTCTATTACTGCGCGTTGTAAATCCGGGACCATTTTTCTTTTACCTCATCATATAGTTCAAAATCTCTTTGATATCTTTCATAGACCATATTTTTAGTTTCCTCATTATAATATGTATCTATCAAATTCTTTGTGCTTAAAGATGTTTTATTTCTATGTTCTAGAGGAAAAACAATCTCAATTTTATATTCATTGATGAAAGAATTGATATGATCTTTTAGGAAATCAAAACACCATATCTCTTTTTCGATGTCTTCTTTACAATCAAACATTTTACTTTGGCCGTTCTTATGGAGATTTCCATTTCCATTGCAATTATATATTGACATTTTCAGTTGATTTTCAAAATCCGCGCACGTACCAGTAAATCCTAGTTCTGGATATTTTCGGGATATGTAGAAATATGAACTGAGAAATCGTTCATAAGGATTTCTTATAATACCAAAAAATTTAGCATCTTTGGGCACACCATTTTCTATAGCAATTATTATCCGATTTATTTTATTGACCACATCATCAGGCTGAACAACATTATCCCTAAAGAATTTTTTTATTGATATGCTCGCATTTTTGCTTGTAGTTATAAAACAAATATTGTGCCGTTTTATATATATCATCTCTTTGTGCCTATGAGTTTCGATCTGCTATTACTCAATCTAAACCCATTAGATTTTAAATTGAATTTAAGTTTTGCTTGGTTGATATGCGTGACCTCTTTATTCAATCCTTTAATTTCATGCATTTCTACCATTACTACTTGGACTCCTTTAGTCCAACCAGGATTTTTACATAGTTCATACTCATAACGCTCAACATCCACTATCATAACAGTTGGTTTGTATTTTTCTAAGAGATTATCTATACAAATAGCATCGACAAGAATGTGTTTATCATAAGACTTTCTTCCTTGGATAAGGGATGAAGCAGTCCCGAAAGATTTGCAATTTGGTCCTTCTGAATGAACCCAAAAAGTAATTTGTTCTTCTGTCGGGAATGCTGAAACCGCTTTATTAATGAAGGAAATGTTTTCTATATGATTTATCTCATATAATTTCTTTATGTAGTTTACTGAAAGGGGATTCGGATCAAGGGTAACGACATGCTTCGCTTTCTTGGCTGCAAGCGCAGAAGTAAATCCTAATCCTGTTCCCAATTCAAGTACAATGTCATCTTGCAGAACATATTTGGAAATTGCTTTAGAAAATCCATTTTCATAATCTTTATCAACACTGTTCTTAGTAACAATACCATCAACTTCATCAGGAAATATTATACCATTAAGTTCCATATTTCACCCTTTCATAAAGTTCAATATCTTCCTTATGTCGCGCCCGAACTATGCTTAAGGTTTCTTCATCATAGAACTTGTCTATGAAATCTTTGGCCGAACTGTTTTCAACGCTTCTATTCAATTTCTCGAAAGGAACTTTAAGTTCTATTTGATACTTATCTAGAAAATCATTTAGACGGTCTTCTAGATGATCATAACACCACCAAATTTTCCACTTGGCCCCCTCAAGGAATGATTTTTGTGATCGGAGTTGATATTCGGTCACACCTTCCCATGAATTATTTTTTACCCTATCACGGAAATCTTGAATTCCTAATTTGAAAAGTGGATCTCTTGGTTGTTTTAATGGAGAAGTTCTATTCATCTTTCTCGTTTTAGATAGATATAGGCTGAGTTGCTTTTCGATGGGATCACGAATTACTCCAATAAATTCGGATTTAGGATCAACTATACCAGATTCTATTGCTTCGGATGCAGAAGTATGGCAATTTGGATTTTTACCATCAAAAGGAAAATCTTTGGCATAATCGATTTGATCATTCTTGACTTTGTTTATATCCCTCTCAAGGAGTCGCGATGCCATATCACCTGATACTAGAACATTATCAATAAAGAATTTGGCGGTTGCCTCACTCGCCGTTTTTGGTACACCAATGAAGACTATCGGTATACCCAAACTTTTTATATAAATCATTATGTACCAAATCTAGTGTCTGTGGCAGTTTTTATCGAATCATAGAGATCGAAGTCTTCGGGATATTGTGCCTGTAATGCATTTTGGGTGGATAGATTATGATAATCCAAATTTTCCGATGCAAAGAGAATCTTTTTTCTATTATGCTTCATAATAGTTTCCCATGATACCATGTCTGTTGTTGATATATCATAATATTCTATGAAATCCTGTTTCAAATGATCTTTTATATGATCGGCACACCACCATTCACCAGTAGTTCCGTTGTAGTCAAGAAGATTGTATTGTTTTCCTGATTTTTGTGGTGAGAGATTTTGGTGTTCACCACTACTAATCCAGTTCCTGAAGGCAGTTCTATTGACTGTCTCACCGGTTTTGCCCCAATTATTCTCGTTCATAAAAATGATAATAAATCTTTCAAGAGGATTCATTATGACCGAAACAAATCTATCTCCAGCATCGGATATACCTTCATCGATCAATCTTTGTGCTGAGAATATGCCAGAACCATCTTCACCAGTAAGATATGTTTCTGGAAAATTTTGTGTATATTTGCTGCCTACCATTTCATCGAATGCAGCATTAACTTCTTCTTGTGTCGAGTATTTCGGATTGGAAGTTAATTGACTTAGAATAGTCTGTTTTTGACCATTCGTCACATTATCTTTCTTACCACCATATATGAAATTCCGAATATTATTGGCTGTTTGATTATTTGTGATCTTGTTCATAATTTTCGAATTATATTCGGCACGTTGAGATCCTATTCTATGAGAAAGATATATTGGATAAACAATATCCTCTGATCTTACTGCATTGAATATTAAAAATGTTTCTATATTATTAACGAGAACACCCATAGATGAATGAATCAGGGTAAAATTCAATCTTTTTAGACGTATCATTTATTTTCCTTTGTTTGCCATAAATACAGTATTCTTTTCTTTATCGATAAGAAACTGATTTAGTGTAATTCTATATGTGCCCTTTGGTGAATTATAACTATGCCATGTCACACCAGTAATAGCCGGAAAGATGAATGTGCGATTAGGTTTCCATTCCAATTCCTTCACATAGTTTTGATCTTTATCGTAGAGAACTGTACCTCGACCAGTTTCTGGTATTAGATATGTTACCACTGATAAAATCTTACTAGGATTTTCATCATGAATAGGATAGTTTAATTCATCCATGAGAATATTTAGTTCCGATAGCAATACAAGTTCTCCGTATTCCCGATAAGCTGGAAACATCTTAATCCAACTTTCATCAATAGGTCTCTCCGCAAGACACTTCTTTACTGCTGGAAACGCATCTTCTTCTGAATTCGAAATATTGACTTCATATTTAAATCCTTGTCCGTTCAATCTTTTTTTACCAGGTATACCTTTTGCTTTCGATGTCATTTTTGTTCGAAATTTAGGGTCTTTAAGGGGCAATTGTTTACAGTGTAAAGCCACCTCTTTTCGCATTTCTGAGAATAGAGTGGGATTATAGAAATCATCAATTTCTAGATGTGGCCATGGAATCATATTTATGTTCATTTGAATAATTCCTTTGTTCTTTCACCATTTATAAACCGAGATATACGATCATTTATTCGTTCCTCAGCATTCTCATCATATATATTTATACATAGTTTATGATAGTACCACGACAAATAACGATATAGTTTACCTATAGGCAAAGGTTCAATATCATCAATTTCTGATGCGGTTTTGATAATTGGCATCACTTCTGATGAATCCGTGTCATGATATGTTGCTACAATCTTACCTTTGAGCATTGCCTGAAAACACATAGCACTTTCCGAACTATAGACTCTATCTGCATTATCTATCAGATAATCTCCGTTACAATCTTCGGCATATATTGTATATTTGCTGGTTATACCTTCTTTTACAAAGTCATGCCATGTTTTGCCCTTGACTGCTAGATGGGATTCTTTGAATATCGTATATCTTTTTTTCTCGGTTGCATATCTGATAGCATCGCGAGTTACTACTTCATCTTTAGGTATACCAAACTCATTCTTCTTTTTTGCTGAAAGAGCGAGTGGAAAAAGATCATAACTATCCGGTACAGGTATAGTTCTTTGAGTTTGCGTGTATCTATTATTAGGCAATTTATCGAACTTTTTTAGGATGTCATAATCAATATCACACTCTTTCCATAGATGATATCGAGGATTCTTAAAGATATAATCCCCACCAGGACTAAACTTGAATAGTTGAATATTTGGTGTACCAGGCTCATAAAATAGAGTGTTGTCATATGTGATATTATCATCGGCCAATAATGTGTTTTTCACACTTGCTGCTAATATAGCATTTACATCATAATCCTTTATCATGTTATGGAAATATTGAAGATGTTTTAGATTATCTAATTTTTTTTGTTGGAATATTCCACCATTTTTAATAATTTTCATTTTCAGTTGATTTAAATAATCATCAAGAATTTTAGGATCCATTAAATAATTCCTTTGTTCTTTTACCTTTCTTGAATTGAACAATCAATTCTTCCAATTTATCCTGAGCATCATTAGTATATATATCAATCGATAGTTTATGATAGAACCACGAAAGAAATCGCAGCATATCTTTATGAGGAACTGGTCTGACATTTTCCATATCTTTTGCAGTAGTTATGACTGGAGTAACTTCTGAAATCATTAGATTATAATATGATGCTGTAGGTTTTCCTTTTAGCATTGCCTGAAAAGTTGCCATACTATCCGAACTATATACTCTATTAGCACCATCAATCATTTTATCAATATTTCCTTCAACGTACCTCGTATATCGACTCACAAAACCGTCTCTTTCCAAATCATTCCAATTCCTAACTCTATCTCCTTGGGCATGTGGATTTTTGAATAGTGTCAATTTCTTATTCTCGGTAGCATATTTCATGGCATCAAGTGTGGCCCATTCATCCCTAGGCTGAACATTCTTTCTCCAACTCGCTTTGATCGATCCTTGTCCTAGAAGAGACATTTGTTTGTTACAGCAATATCGTGGGTCATCCGTAGATATTTTTATCTGCGACGGATGATCATTAAATCCAAAGATATGATTAGAGAGACCCAATGGAAATAGATCATATTCTTCTGGTAATTTATCTACATTATCCGGCTGTGTATATCTATTATAATCATATTTGGACAACTTCTCAAGAATATCATCATCAATCTTCTGATTCTTCCATAGATGATAAAAAGGATTGTAATTGATATATTCACCTCCGGGTGATATCACAAATAACGAATATATCGGACTTCCGCCTCTATAGAATAGAACATCAGGTAGATATTTCTCTTTATGATGATCTGCTAGAAGTATATCGACAGGATGCTTTTCGAGTATCGGTTTTAGAAGATTATGGAAGTGATCGACATGTTTTATGTTGTTAATTTTTGCTTGTTTAAGTGGTCCACGATCCCTGTTTATAGACTTATAGATTCTCGCAAGATTATCATCTAGCGAAGGAATTACTGCATTAATCAAGAAAATAGTTCCTTTGTTCTTTCGCCATTCTTAAATCGAATGACCATTTTTTCTATCTTATCCTCATAATCATCTTGCTCAATATCAATACATAGTTTATGATAGTACCATGAAAGAAATCTCTTTACATCTTCTTCCGGAATTGCTTTGATATTAACCAAATCATCAGAAGTTGTGATGGTTGGTATAATTTCTGACATGTCTGTGTTATAGTATGTCGCTGTCGGTTTACCTTTTAGCATTGCTGTAAATGAAACTGCGCTATCCGAACTATAGACAAGATCGGCATTTTCTATTAGATAATCCACGTTACATTCATGTCCATCAACAAAGATGCAGTATTCGTTTAGAATGCCTTCTTTGATGAAGTTGTCCCATGTCTTTGTATTTGGACTAGATGCTACCGGATGTGCTTTAAATATTGTGTATGTCTTAGTTTCTTTTGCATGTCGAATAGCATCGCGAGTTGCCCATTCATCTCTGGGCATAATTTCGTCCTCCGTCAATTCTATACCTTTCAATCCCAATTCACCAAAGAATGTGCCGTTTGGACTATATCTAGGATCATCTTTTTCTATTTCCATTTTACCTAGAGGCAGATCATAGGCACCAAACTTTCGTGAGGTTAGTTGTAGTGCAAATAGATTGTAGTGTTCCGGCAGTTCTATTGTTTTATCTGGCTGTGCATATCGATTGTTCTTGAATGATGAATATTTCTTCATGATATCATGATCTATATCCTGATTTCTCCATAGATGATACTTTGGATTGTATAGAATATATTCACCACCAGGTGTTATTTTGAAGTGTGTATAATTAGGACTGCCTCCCCTATACATCAAAGTATTATTGAGGAATTTTGCTTTAATAAGGTCGGCAAACAAGAAATATACTTTCTGTTTTTGTGATATTTTCTTTAGGGATTCATGAAACTTGATAAGATGTGGTAGATTGGCCAGTTTCTTGGGCTTATCCAATCTTATTTTTGCCCACAGATACCATTGATCCAGAACTCTTGGATCCATTTCTTTGAGAAAACTCACTTCTTTTTTAATCATCAAACACAAATCCAAAAGAGAATCTTAATTTTTCTGTCCAAATTGTATGCCAAAGTTTATCCTTATCATCTATTTGAAATTGTCGAACAACCCATTTTCCAGGATCGTCATAGTCGTCTTGGATCTTTCCGTTTTCGTCAATATAACGAAAAATTGCTTTGCCCTTAGTATAAGTATAGTAAGTTCTTAGGCCGACATGATTCGAATTGGTATGCCACCCCATGCAGGACATAGGATTATATACCAGATTATTCGTGCTAGAATCTATGAAATGTTTTTTGAAAGTATCATTATCTATTTTCAACATTTTGGCGGAATTCTCAAGAAAAAGTTTCTTGTTGAATACCTTAAGTTGAACCACAGGAACATTATTGAGAAAATATCCAGATTGAATATCATGATCTGGAAAAGACTGATTGTTAAAATCGTTTTCGGTTGTTTTGCCCGATTTAAGAGTTAGTAAAAGTTCTGCGGATTGTCGAATGTAATATTCAATAAATCGAACTACTTCCTTATTTGGCGGTATCTTCTGTAATTTCATCATCCAATCCCATATTTTCCAATATTGAGTTGATTTCCTCAAGTGAAACTGCGCCTTCACCAGCATTGAACTGCATATATTTTTCGACATATTGCCGTTCAATTTCAAGTTTCACTTCTTCAATTATATCTTCCGTCCAATATTGATCAATGGCTTTTTGTATTACTTGTTTTATAAGAGGATCATTAAATCTCTCACCATCTTCATATATCCAACCATTATCTGTTATTTCACAGGATCTGATTTGATGTGTTACTGATGACCAAAGTTTATCAGTAATTTTTTCGCCTCTTGGGCCGCATGGATATTTATTGATCGTGAATTGAATGCTATGAAATACATCATCCAAAATTTCAAAATCAGCCAATTCATATCTAAATTGTCCATCACTCTCTAAAGCAACTCGCGCATTTTCCATTTTTTATCACCCCGTAATGTAATTTGATACAATATTAGAAATCTCAACGGCAGTATTTGCATTCCTTAGATTGGATATAACGTCTCTATATTCAAAAAAATCTGACCGATTAGCCTGGAAGAGTTGTGTCGTCACATTCGTAATAGCCTGATCATTCAAGAGAACGACCCTATCATTTACATCAATAATGGGTACATTTATTGGTGATCCCTCGCGTGTCGCAAGCATAGATGTTATGATATTGGTTAATGTGAAAACCATATCTTCGGTATCCCTAGAAACCAGACCACCTACATCATTAGCATAAAATGGTAATTTAAGTTTTATACTTCTTGCTGCAAGAATTTCTTCCTTTGCTTTATCTTTTTGTTGACGAAGGTCCGTTGTTAATTCTGATTGTGTTTTATTGATAATAGACCAATTTAATGTTTGATTATTCCATTCCAATTTTTGTGTTAAAGGATCATAAACTGGTTCATCAGCCACTTCAACAAATCCCGCATCAGCAATTTCTTCGGCGGTAAATGTGCTTGGATCAGTTCTTGTTCTACCATTTGAAAGAATTATTCTGAGTGGTATAGGTTGGGGGAAATTTCCATCCTTTGTATATAATGCCATTAGATACTCACTGCCTCCAGTCTAATAAGTTGTTTTGGTCTATAGTATGCTGTATCTACTGAAAAAGAATCTAGTGCTGTGGTATGGGTAAATGTTCCTGCACCGGTACATACATATACTTTATAGTGTGATGAACAGCTATTCTGATAAGTATTTCTGTCGAAAAGAAGTGAAAATGTGCCTGTACCTCCTTGTGTTCCCCAAGTTGCTGTTGTACTATCATCGGCCATAAATGCGATTACGATATCATCCACAGCACATGTTGTAGTGAGCGTAGCCGCGGCCGAGGCATTCCAATCTTGTGTTTGAACTTGTCCTACATTCCATCTTCCAGGAAGAACAAAGAAATCTTGAGCATTATCCGAATTATCATTTATCTTAGTATTTACAGTATAGATTGTTGATATTGAATCCAAACTATTATTGGTTTGATATAGTTCATATCTAGTTACCATCGGTGAACCGGTACTACCTGCAGTCATGATTGTTGAGATAAGCAAATTTGCTGATGCTACGGCACCACCATTCACTTCACAAGAAATATTTCCCGCAGATTGGCCAGTATTTCTTGCGAATATGGTGCACCAATCTGTTTGTCTTCCTTCTCGCATACCAGCATCATAGTTATTTTGTGTTGAAAAGCCCAAAGTTCCTGATACGCTTGTTGATGTGTAATATGTGGCACCCAACGTGCTTGTCACTGCTGCCGATGCAGAAGATTCTCGACCAGCCGCTACCGAACTTTTGCTCCATAAATTGTTTCTGTATGCATAAGAATTTGCACTCCAGTTTGCAATCATTTCATCAATAACTGTCGGTATTGTTGGATTATAATACTTTGGCCATGTATCGCTTGCGACTGCATTCGAGATAGTAGCAAATCTCCACATACCACTCGCAACAATAGGACTGGGTATATTGTTTGGACCTATTATTCCACCGTTACTCCAATATGGAAGTGACATTAACTAATCTCCTCATAAGAACAAATTGCTTCGAGATCATCATCCGCTGATGCTGTTAGTCGAATTGCATCACCTTCTTCTAGATATAATGCCGAACTTTTGTCGATCAATACTATTGCGGAATCCGCAGGCACCGAAATTGTACTAGAAAAATTCCATTCGGTACCATCTCTATATAGCGAACCTGTTATATCCGCGGCATTAGTTCCATCTACGTTTGCGACAATCAGTGTATTGATTTTATATACCTTACCGCTTGATGCTATATTGGATACAATATTAGCGGGCGATGTCGTAACGGCCAATACCGCAGTATTTCCTTTAATTGTTGCCACATTTACAATATTTGGTGCTGCCATTTCTCTTCCTCTATTCTATGATTTTATTTATAATACATTTTCTCTAACCAAAAAGAACTGACATACTTATGGCAAAACTTTTGGCAGTATTGGCTTGATTATACGCATTATTGGCTTGTCCATATGCGGTATTAGCATTGGTTCCAGCCTGATCTGATTGGGTACAGGCTGTATTGGCCTGTCCAAAGGCCGAAACGCCCAGTGCTTGTGCTGTTGCTGCATTATTAACACCAGTATTGGCAGTACCATGTGCGCTACCAGCCGCACTAAGGGCTGTTGCTGCATCCGAAACTCCAGTATTGGCTCTATCTCTTGCAATAACAACTTCTGCATTAGTCGCAATTACGGCGGCATTTGCGCTATTATAGGCATTATTGGCGTGAGTATATGCTGTATTACCTTGTCCATATGCATTATTGGCATTAGTGCCGGCTTGATCTGATTGGGTACAGGCCGTATTGGCCTTTCCGAATGCAGCACCGGCTGATGCTTCTGCGGTAGCTGCATTGGCTGATTCTAAAGAGTTATATGCGACAACCAATTGATTGGTTCGCATTAACCATGTAGCATAGGTGTCCGAAAATGATACGTTTGCAAATGCCATTATTTTACCAGTTCCTTAAATCTTGTGTTATATTTATATTATCCGCATTGCACTTACCAGCCAAAAATTATTGACATGGCTATAGAAGTTCCTGTTCCACCACCACCAGCAGAATTTGCTGTATCAAAGGCCGCACTTGCGGTAATTGTTGCTGAATTGGCCTTTTCAAATGCTGCTCCAGCGGTTGTTGTAGCGGAATCGGCAGACGTGCAGGCAGTATTTGCTTTACCGAATGCTGAGACACCTAATGCTTGTGCTGTTGCTGCATTAGTAACACCAGTATTCGCTTGATTTCTCGCAAGGACAGTTTCGGCCTCTGTTGCGGTAATGCCAGAAGCATTAGTATTACTTGATCCTCTAGCCAATGATGCTTCCGAGGCCGCACTATTAGCAGTTCCATGTGCTGAACCAGCAGCACTAAGAGCGGTAGCCGCATCAGAAACACCATTATTTGCGACACCATATGCTGATGCTACTGTGATAAGATTATTATTGGCAGTCAGATTGGCAGTGTTTGCCCATGTTCTGGCAGTCGTATCTGCACCGCCAGAAGTGTTGGCTGCATCAAAGGCAGCACCGGCAGTTGATAATGCTCCAGCAGCATCACTTGTTGCAGTATTGGCTTGTCCAAATGCCGCTTGACCTAGTGCTTGTGCCGTTGCCGCATCTGTTACACCAGTATTGGCTTGTGCATGAGCCAATGATATCTCCGAAACAACCTCAACACCTTCTGCAAATACATTACCAGAAATCGATGCTAGTTCGATTCGACCATTAGAGAAAACTTCAATAGAAGGCATACCAGAAATATCATTAACTGAAAAGATAGTTCCAGTTAAATCGTTTGTGATAGAGAATAGCTGCCCAAAAGAACCTTCAAACGATAGAGTTCCATTAGAAGTTGGGTATACATATACAGAGATATTCTGTGCGTTTGTAGACGCATCAGCACCAGTAAATACAATCTTAGGATCATCATTAGCACCAATATTTGGTGTAATTACGATATTTTTTTCTGAGTGTGCCATTTACTATCTCTGATTAGTTTATTATTTATTTATGTTTGAATATAAATAATCATATGAAGAATTTCTTTCAGAATCTGACAATGATTTAGCTATCATTATACCACCAAAAAATTTTCCAGCTATCCAATTATCGTTGTTTGGTGCTCTTGCCCCAATAGCGAAATTATTGTAAAAATCTACTGGTAAATCATTTTCAGTATCTGTTACGGCTACATTTGAAAATTCTGTTTGAAAATCTCTTCTAATATAATCTTTACCACCTATAACTAAATTACCAATATTTCCTTCAGCACAATATATCAGTGGAATGTCATAATATTGACTTGAATTTAAAGTTGAATATCTAGTACCTTCATCAAATATATTAATCCATCCATCATTAGCATCGTTTCTTACCACACAATAATGTTGATTTTCGGTAGACAACCTAAAACCGAAGTTCCATTTTCCAGTATAATTACCTATTGAATGTGTACCTAACCAAGTACCACCAAATCCTATAGTCTGAGTACTGTTTGTTTCAAATGCAACCATTAATGTCATTGCATTTCCACCTGAAGTTGTTGCTTGTGGCCAATTTCCAGCAGCATCTAATAATTGTAATCCTGCACCTTCTCCATCAAATTCTAAATAATATGTCTCATTACTTTTTCTTAGAGTTGGCCCATGAAAAGTATATGTTACTCCACCTGAAACTTGCGAGCCTGTTGGTGCTACAAATGCAAGACCTAATGGACCTAAATCGTTCATTCTTTTTACTTCACCGTCAACTGTAGCTGGTGTTGTTCCAGCAGTATCAGCAAAAAGCGAAGATAACACATTTGGATTTAAGAAGAATCCAGCAGTACCGTCTCTCATTAGTGTATATGGTGTTTTAGGTCCAGCAGCCGCACCCATTAGATTCCGAACCTTCCTCTGAGAGCATTATAATTTTGAAGTACTTCGGTGGCTGATAATGCACGGTTGTAGATTCTACAATTGGAAATGTTTCCAATATGGTCGTATGTATGAACACCCCCATGATATCCAACTCTATACGGATCAGTGCTGGAATAAAAAGTTGTACCACCCGACGATGATACTACAGAGACACCATTTATATATAAAACATGTGTTCCATTATTGCTTGTTCCTGCCATATGATACCAAACATTTAGATTTACTGGTGCCGACAATTCAACATTTATATCTGTAGTACCATACCTTTGATAAAGAAAAATAGAATTTGATTGATGATACCATAAATTATAAGTTCTGTTTGCACTCTCGCCTTTGCCAAACACTCTAACATAATATGTTTTAGGACCTGTCACCTTAAACCAGCATTCTAATGTAACATTTCCGGTTATATCTAAAGCAGCATTATGTGTACCATTGATATAATCATTCACTCCATCAAAAACTATACTACCTAGATTATCGCTACTAAATGTTGGTCCATTTGTTAATGTGCCATTATTACCATTACCACTCAAATCATACCAAATTGTACCACTACCAGGATATGACTTCGTGTTTGCTGCATCAAGAGCAAGAACAAGACCATCAGTTACTATTCGAGGATTGTGTGCTAGACTCATAGCCCATACCTTCCTCTGAGCGAGTTAAAGTTTTGTTGGATTTCTGCTGCGGTTAGTGCTCTGTTGTATATGGATACCTGTGCGATGTTTCCATTAAACCGATAGGGAGAATTTCTCGGACTTCCTCCAATATCAACAGCAGTGGAACTTATACTACCATTAAAATTATATGTTCTTGTTATGTCAAACTTGCCATTAGTATAAAAAGAAACTTGATTGTTGTTTTTAGATATGCAAATATTTGTCCAGGTATTTGGAGGAATTCTAACTGTAGCGTATCGCCAAGTCCCATCATAAGAAGATAGTAATTTGCCTATTGCTGGAGAATCATTACTTATCCACATCATATATCCTCCACCTACTCCGTAATTTACAGAGTCGCACACCATCATCCAACTAGTATAACCTGTATCTTCATATCTTATCCAAGCAGAAGTTGTATAAGATATTGATTTTCCTAAAGTTGCCGACGCTGGTAAATTAACATAATCATCCGACCCATCAAAAAGGATAGAACTATCACTATATGTCGGCCCATTATTAAATGACCCATTATTACCATTACCACTCAAATCACTCCAAGTAGTCCCTGTACCTGGATAACTCTTAGGATTTGCTGCATCAAGACACATCACTAATCCGTCAGTGACAATCTTTGGATTATAATGGATACCCATTAGAATTCCACCACAAGTTTTGGTACATCTTTTCTTTCAGCAAAGACAATGAAGAAGTAATCTTCTCCATTATCACCATCAATATTGATGAACGGACCGCTCGTATATGAGACATATAGCATTTGATCAGGACTGGTTGCTGTCAATTGAACAGTTATGGTACTACTATCAACAAGATTTGTCCAGTAATCAGGCAATCGAATGGTTGTACCTCGATTTTTACCACGGATATATACACCATTCTCAGGACCTTCTAGAGAACCATATCTCAGAGACATGTTAGGATTATCAGGGTGAGTAATCAAGAATGATTTCGTCTGAGCAGTTAGTGCGGCCTCGATATACACACTCTCAGTAACGCTAAGTGTTCCTGCAAATGTTCCTGTTGTGTTTTGTAGAGCCGTATTAGCCACACCATATGCAGATTGTGTCGTTACAAGAACTGTATTAGATGCACCGTATGCGGTATTGGCTCTGTTTGATGCAGTATTCGCGGCTGAGTATGCTGTTGCGATTGCTGTGGCATCACCAGTATTAGCAACATCAAATGCTGCACCAGCAGTTGAATATGCTATGTTGGCTGTACCATGAGCACTACCCGCTGCGGACAATGCTGTTGCTGCATCAGCAACACCAGTATTTGCTTGATTTCGTGCTAGAACTGTCTCTGCTTCGGTAGCAGTAATGTCAGAAGCATTAGTATTTGCTGCACCTCTCGCTATAGCCGCTTCACTAGCAGCACTATTGGCAGTATCAAATGCAGAACCAACAGTAATAAGATTATTATTAGCAGTCAGATTGGCAGTGTTTGCCCATGTTCTAGCAGTCGTATCAATAGGTGAAACCGAATTAGCCGCATCAAAGGCTGCACCAGCAGTAATGGTTGCTGAGTTTGCCGTCGAGTGTGCGCCACCTGCTTCTAGGGATGCAGTATTGGCTTTACCGAATGCTGAGACTCCTAGTGCTTGTGCTGTATTAGCATTGGTTCCAGCCTGATCTGATTGGGTACAGGCTGTATTGGCCTTTGTAAATGCTGATGCAACAGTGACTAGATTGTTGTTAGCAGTCAGATTAGCGGTGTTGGCAATACCCTTGGCTTGATCGGCCGCAGTCTGTGCTGTTGCCGCATTTGTTACACCAGTATTCGCTTGATTTCGAGCCAGGACAGTTTCGGCCTCTGTTGCCGTAATAGCAGAAGCATTGGTATTTGCAGCACCTCTAGCCAATGCTGCCTCCGATGTAGCACTATTGGCAGTATCAAATGCGGCTGCACCTAATGCTAGACTTGTGACGTTTGATGTAAAGGCAAGAAGATTAGCAGCATTAGCCTTATCGAATGCTGCGCCGGAACTTGCTAATGCTGTTGCCGCATCTGTTACGCCAGTATTGGCTTGATTTCGAGCTAGGACAGTTTCAGCCTCTGTTGCTGTAATGTCTGATGCATTGGTATTGGCTGCACCTCTAGCTAGAGATGCTTGAACTGAGGCTGCATTGGCAGTACCATGAGCACCGCCTGCTTCTAATGAGGCAGTATTTGCTTTATCGAATGCTGAGACACCTAATGCTTGTGCTGTTGCTGCATTTGTGATGCCTGTATTAGCATTAGTTCCGGCTGTATCTGATTGGGTACAGGCTGTATTGGCCTTTGTGAATGCGGCTGCAACGGTGACTAGATTATTATTAGCGG